AAGGGACATGGTTCAATGGTATATACATTCCATGTCGAATTTCTTTCCACAAAAAATTGATTTATCCATTCGCATCCATTCTATTCAAATATTTACTCTTGAAATATTTACTACAATGTCTGCATCCAACCATATCGATTTGGCTTCCCAATACCAACGCAAAACCGACAAACAACACATTCTCGATAATCCAGATACCTACATTGGGTCTATCGAGAATGTGGACGCCAATATGTGGGTCTTTGACGATTCCACCGGCCGCATTGTTCTGCGAGACATTGAATATATTCCCGGGCTATACAAACTGTTTGACGAAGGCATAGTCAATTGTCGAGACCATGTGATTCGCATGATCCAGTCCGCGTCGACTCAAAAGAAACATGTCACGTATATCGATACCACCATCGATGAAACCACAGGAAGAATCACTTTTGAAAACGACGGAAATGGTATCGACGTGGCCAAACATCCAGAATACGATGTATGGATTCCCGAAATGATTTTTGGTCAGTTGCGAACATCGACAAACTACAACAAAGAGGAAAAAAAGATTGTGGGCGGCAAAAACGGGTTCGGGTTCAAACTCGTTCTCATTTGGTCAACCTATGGCCGCGTGGAAACCGTGGATCATACGCGCGGACTCAAATATGTGCAGGAATTCCATGCGAACCTCGACCGGTTGGATCCGCCGACCATCACCAAAGTGAGCAGTACGACAAAACCCTACACCAAAGTCATATTTCAGCCGGATTATTGCCGTTTCGGGATCCAAGGCTTGACACCCGACATGATGTCCCTTTTGAAAAAACGCGTCTTTGATATCGGCGCAGTCACCGATCATTCTGTGAAAAAAATAAAAGTGTCGTATAATGGAACTCCAATCGCCGTAAAGAATTTCCAGCAATATATCGATTTGTTTTTGGGCACAAAAGACGAAGTCAAACGCGTCTACGAACAAAGCAACGAACGCTGGGAATATGCCGTGGCCATTTCGCCGACCCATGAATTCATTCAGGTCTCTTTTGTCAATGGAATTGCCACGACCAAAGGTGGCAAACATGTAGATATCATTGTCGGTCAAATCGTTCGCAAATTGTGCGACTATATTGAGAAAAAGAAAAAAGTACGTGTGAATGCCGCATCCATCAAAGAACAATTGATTCTCTTTCTGCGGTGCGATATTGAGAATCCGGCGTTTGACAGCCAGACCAAAGATTTCATGAACACACCCGCTGCCAAGTTCGGGTCTTCCTGCACCATCAGCGACGGGTTCATTGAAAAAGTGGCGAAAATGGGCGTCATGGAAGTGGCCTGTTCTCTCACAGAAGCCAAAGAGAACCGGTTGGCCAAACGCACCGACGGTGCAAAAACCAAAACGGTGCGCGGCATTGCCAATTTCATCGATGCGAATTATAGCGGAACGGCGCAGTCGAAAAATTGCCTTTTAATTTTGTGCGAAGGATTGAGTGCATTGTCCGGCATCGTCTCCGGATTATCGAGCGAAGACCGCAATGTCATTGGCATTTATCCTTTAAAAGGCAAACTGTTGAATGTGCGCGGAGAACAAACCAAGAAAATTGCGGAGAACAAGGAAATCGCGGATATTAAGCGGATTCTTGGTCTGGAAACTGGCCGCGAGTACGCGTCGATCGAAGACGTGCACCAGTATTTACGCTACGGCAAAGTCGTATGCATTACCGACCAAGATTTGGACGGCAGTCATATAAAAGGATTATGTATCAATCTGTTCCACAGCGAATGGGCGTCACTCGTGCGTCTGCCCGGATTCTTGGCGTTTATGAACACGCCCATTTTGCGCGCGAAAAAGGGTTCTCAAACACGGCTCTTTTACAACGAAGGTGAGTATCGCGCATGGAAAGAAACCGCCACCACCACTGGATGGACTATCAAATATTTCAAGGGATTGGGTACATCCACATCCGCCGAATTCAAAGAGTATTTCGCCAATAAAAAGATTGTGGATTTCGTCTACGAAAACGCCACGAGCGACGATGTCATTGACAAGATATTCAATAAAAAACGCACCGATGATCGCAAAATGTGGCTCGAACAATATGATAAATCGGCCTTTTTGGATACCAACCGCGCACAGGTTTCCTACACCGATTTCATCGATCGCGAACTCATTCACTTTAGCACCTACGATTGTGCCAGATCGATTCCCAGTATGGTCGATGGTCTCAAGATCTCGTTACGCAAAATCCTATTTTCCGCTTTCAAACGCAGATTGACAACCGAAATCAAAGTCGCCCAGTTTTCGGGGTATGTGAGCGAACATTCGGCGTATCATCACGGCGAAGCGTCGTTGAATGGAGCCATTGTGAATATGGCGCAGAATTTCGTGGGATCCAATAATATTCACCTTTTAGAACCTCAAGGCCAGTTTGGGTCGCGATTGGCCGGCGGCGACGACAGTGCGTCGGAGAGATACATATTCACCATGTTGAATCCCATCACGCGCATGCTTTTCCCAGAACCAGACGACGCCATTTTGAACTACATCAACGACGACGGTGTCATGGTCGAGCCCGAATATTACGTCCCGATTCTACCGTTTGTTCTCGTGAATGGCATTTCAGGCATCGGTACGGGGTTCTCGTCGTCGATTCCGGCGTATCATCCAAAAGATTTAGTGCGGTATCTGCGCGCCAAACTTGCAGGAGAACCTTCTCCCGTCGTCTTTGAACCGTACTACGAGGGGTTCCGCGGATCCATACGCCGAATGACCGATTCGAAATGGTTGATTCGCGGCGTGTATACCCGCATCGGGGAAGACAAAATCCGGATCACGGAATTGCCGGTGGGAACATGGACGATGCCTTATACATCCTTTTTAGAATCTCTCGTGGACGGCAACCCGGATCCCAAAACCGGTAAGAAACCGGCACCTGTTCTCCGCGACTTTACGTCGGTATGTACCGAAGTGTCTGTCGACATTGTCGTTGTGTTTCCAAAAGGTAAATTGGATGAATGCGAAGCCGTGGTGGATCCAGTCACTGGCGTCAATGGCGTGGAAAAAACGCTCAAACTGGCCACCACCGTCTCTGCCACCAATATGCATCTATTCAATGCCGATTTCAAACTGCAGAAATACGCGTGCGTAGAACAAATCATTGATGCCTTTTATACTGTCCGGATGGAAGCCTACGACAAACGCAAAAAGGCGCAATTGGCGGAAATGCAACAACGTCTTTTGAAATTGTCGAATCGGGCGAGATATATTGAGGAAACGTTGTCTGGAAAAGTGGATTTGCGGCACAAACGCGCCGATGTAGTGGCGGCATTACTCGAAGAACACCAATTTGCAAGAATCGGCGGGGATTATGCGTATCTAGTCAAAATGCCGATGGATTCGGTCACGGAAGAAAATGTGGCGTCACTAATGCACGACAAGACCGAAACGGAAAATACATTGCGGCAATTGACGGAAATGTCGCTGGAAACATTATGGAGTCATGATCTGGATGCTTTTGAGAAGGAATATGATCGGTTCAAAGCGAGACGCGAAAAAATACAACGCGCAGCAGCCGATACCGTGCCTGCGAAAAAAGTGGTTGTCAAAAAAACTCGATCCTAACGGCTGTCGATGCCGGTAATCAATCAATTACCCAAAAGACGCGAAAAAATAAACCTTTTTTTACGCAAAAAGTATCACGTTATATTATGTGTAGTCCATTTGCGCGATTACCGGTCGAAATACAGTCCATTATTTTTAGTTACTCTATTTCGCCAATTGCGTTGGATTTCAAAAGGGATATTTTGAGTTATCTTCGCATTCATGAATTGATTGAAGAGACGCCGGTTGCCGAACGCAAGGAATTGTTTCTAAAGGTTCTGTTTTGGATGAATATACAGCGCGAACTTATGTTGCAAGAAGAAATCGAGCCGATTCAAGAAATCAATCTCTTGCTTTTTTCGTCGGTGCGACCAGAAACGTGGCGTAATCCGGTGTACAATCGGCAATTTCATCATGTCTACGGCATGCCCAAATTATCGGCGGCTTTTTATCGAAGCATGAATGATACGGAAAATGATTGCGGGAAATGGGAAAGCAAAATACGAATCATTTGGGGGTTGTTTTGTGTTCGAGAACGTCTCCAGTTCCTCATTGTTCTCCCGTATTTCATGCAGGTCATGGTCACGCATCATGTGTGACGCATCCATGCGTAGTCGGTTGGTTGATTGGTCGGTTGGGATACAGAACCCACCAAGAACATTTCAAAACATTACAAATGAATAACACACATGATTCCCTTTTGAAAAAAAAAAAAATTTCAAACGCGATTATGCAGACAATAACTAGTTTATTTAGCGTATAAACCACAAATATACAATGTAAAAAAAAGTTATATGAAATCCGTCGCGATTTGTTATTGGGGACTAAATAGATCAACACGGAAAGTCTACCTGTCGCATCATCAAAAGGTATTTGATATATTGAGACAGAACGGGTTCTCGATTCGCATATTTATGCATACTTGGAGAACTAGAGAGAATTATATTTGGGAATCCAAATGTCCTGTCCCGATCGATTATACCGAGTACCAATTATTAACTCCGGATGAATATGTTTTGGATGATCAAGACGAGTTTTTGAAAGGAATCCATTTTGCCGATTATTTTGACGCGGAATTGTACAAACAATATGGCGGGGATACACCACATGAATGGCGGCCGCAATTGATTCGCAATCATTTATGCGCTTTAGAAAGTCAAAAAAGAGTCACGGACATGATGCTGTCAAATGCAAGTGAACAACCGTTTGACTATGTTCTCTACATTCGTCCCGACGTATGGATCGACACGGAATTCAAAATAAATTATTTAGACATTTTGCAAAAGGGAACAATAGTTATCCCGGATCGAGAACATCACGAAGGCCTGAACGACCGGTTTGCAGCCGTCTGTTTTGATGACTGCTGTTATTACGGAAAACGAATAGATGAAATTGTGGCTTTTCGAAAAACACAAGGACGAATCGTGTCGGAGAAATTTGTTAAATTCATTATTCAAAAATATTTCAAAAATGTGGTGTGTATTCCCATTGTGTTTTACATCACACGACCCGATTGCGAACCAAACATAGAAAGAACATAAAGCGTTTGTGTTGTTTTACACACAATCAATCAATCAAAAAATCATGGAACAAACTGAATCTCGAGATGTTCTTTTACAACAAATATTAGACGAGACCGATTTCATGACAATTTTAGAATTTAATCAAACGCATTATTCACAGAATCAACCCGATTTTTTGAACAATCGTTTTTTAGAAGTCTCCAGAAAAAATTTAGAAAAATATAAAAACGATTTTTCAGCGTATACTGTCGACCGGCAAATATTCATACTCGACGAATTCATCCAGCAAACCGAAGCCGATTTAGAAAGATGTTCTACCGTTTCGTCTTTTGTAAGTACTCCCACTTCCATCCAGTTACTCTCTACATTCAAGAACAAAACGACAAAGCATAAAAAAATCGCAGAAACCTTGTTGAACTCATTATTGGATGCTCGACCACTACTCAAATAATCCCCCCCCCTTTCGCGCAAAGTGTCTAGTTATCTTCCCGAAAATTTGGCTTATTTTGTTAGCAAACATGGTAACAAAATAATTGTTTATAAAATATTGATAACAAATACATACATACATACATACAACTTTTTGAGTGTGCATCAAAAGGGTTCTTTATTTTGTTACGTAGTATGGTAATAAAATAAAATATTATTATCCAGCATTACCGACGCCACGGTATGTGAGGGGGGCGGGGGGGGTGACCCGCGGTGAGACGTTGCTATAAAAATATCCATTTTTTTTAGTAACGCAAAAGCAACCATGTATTCAACCGCTATGGAATATCCCCGATTGATTGAAAACACTGCCAGATATTATTTATCAAGTACTCTTTCTAAATGTCACGAATATCGGGTCGGCATTTATTATTATGTTCTCAATTTCGGTATTCTCATCGCCCTGGTTCTCGGTGTCGGCGCTGTATTATATTACTGTAGCAAAAACAAAATGACGGATTTCGAAAAACAACAAAAAATGGTCAAGGAACAGCAATATGTCCTTTCGAAAATCCGGTACTACAAAGATACGATGGCGGCGATTCAAGGAGCAGAGGGAGACTTGGAGATTGATTCTACTGTGCGTGGAAATCATTTGGAGAGG